AAATTCTTTAAACGCAAAAGATGATGGATTAAAAATAGCAGTAAAATCTATTCAACAATTAGTTCCTATGCTTGAAAAAAGAAAAGTAGATGAACAAACTATTAATGATATAAAAAAATTAGGACAATTTCTATATGATGTATCCGATTCAACCATCGGATAATTTGGATAATTGAAAAATTTTTCGTATATTTGTTGAAAATTTAATTTATGCTCTCCGCAAGAAATAAGTTAGTAGTTATAAATGTATTAGATTCTGCTTTAGGTGTTGGTACATCAATGAAGGGAAATGAACAAGCACATCATTGTCCTTTTTGTCATCACCATAAGAAGAAACTACAAGTCAATTTAGATTCACAATATTGGCATTGTTGGGTATGTGATTCCAAAGGAAGAAGTATCCAATCACTTCTATATAAACTAAATGTAGATAAAAGTGAATTAGCAAAGATTCATTCTATCTATGGAGAGTACAAACCAAAACGGAACGAAAGGGAAGTTGAGAAGATAGTACTCAGACTTCCAAAAGAATTCAAATCACTTTATCACAAACCAAAATCAATCAATCCGATTTATAATCAAGCAATTCATTATCTCAAACAAAGAAGTATTTCTATGGATGAGGTTTTGAAATATAACATTGGTTATTGTGAGGAAGGATTATATAGTGGTAGAGTGATTATTCCATCTTATAATGAAGATGGTGAATTAAACTATTTTATTGCTCGTTCTTTTTACGAAGATGAAAAGATGAAATACAAAAACCCACCCGTTAGTAGGGATGTAATTGTATTTGATAATCAAATCGATTGGAACGAACCCATTACATTGGTAGAAGGTGTGTTTGATTCATTCTCGGTAAAAAGAAATGTGATTCCTATTTTAGGAAAGTTTATTCCAAGAACTTTACAAACTAAAATAAAAGAAAAGGGAGTAAAAGAAATTAATATTTTATTAGATTCAGATGCAGTAGAAGATTCTACTAAACACGCAAACTATTTTATTAAAAATGGTATAAAGGTAAAAAACATTATACCCGAAGGTGGTGATGCAGGAGATTTGGGATTTGATAAAATAAATAACTTATTAAAAGAAACCGAAGAAACCGGTTGGGATGATTTAATCCTTTCAAAACTAAATAATTTATGATAGTAGAAAAAATCTACCACTTAGCAGATTTACATATTCGTAATCTAAAAAGACATAAGGAGTATAGAGAAGTATTCCAAAAGTTTTTGGATAATGTAGATAGAGATAACATTGAAAATTCAGTTATCTATTTAGCAGGTGATATTGCTCATGCTAAAACCGAAATGAGTCCTGAATTGATAAGGGAAATCAGTTGGTTCTTAACTGAATGTGCAAATAGAAAACATACATTCCTTATTACGGGGAATCACGATTGTAACTTAAATAATAACTATCGATTGGATGTACTTACACCAATCGTTGAAAACTTAGAAAATGACAGAATACACTATTTACGAGATACTGGGAGTTACCCTTTTGGTAACATCACTTTTGTTGTTTATTCGATACTCGATAAAAAAGAGAATTGGCCGAAGGCAGAATTGGTAGAAGGTGAGAATAAGATTTGTTTATTCCATGGACCTGTAAACTTAGCACAAACTGATATTGGATATACCGTATCATCCAATTCATTCACAACTGATATGTTTGAGGGATTTGATATGGTGATGTTAGGTGACATCCATAAAAGACAAACATTAGGTTCACCAACGATTGCTTATGCTGGTTCGATGATACAACAAAATCACGGAGAAGCATTAGATAAGCATGGTTACCTACTTTGGGATGTTGAAAGTAGAACTTTCGAAGAAGTTGATATTCCAAACGATTATGGATTCTATACATTAGATGTAGACAATGGAGTTGTACCTGATGTTACCGATATGCCATCTAAACCTCGTTTGAGAGTTAGGATTTCAAATACTGACCCATCTCAGATTAAAAAGGCATTAACCCAAATCAAAAAGAAATATAAAGTACAAGAGTTCACTGTTACTCGAATGGATACTTTATCAAAACAAAAGACAGGTAACTTTGATGATAAACTTGCAATTGGAAATGTGAGAGATGTAGAGTTCCAAAACGAACTCATCAAAGATTATTTGGAAAGACAGTATTTGGCAGATGAAGGGACTGTTGATAAGATACAACAAATCAATAGAGAAATCAACACAAAGTTGGTAGATGATGATGTAACCCCTAATATACAATGGGTTCCAAAACAATTTGAATTTTCTAATATGTTCTCTTATGGTGAGAATAACTTAATTCGATTTGACAACGCAAATGGTATGGTGGGTATCTTCGCACCCAATGCCTCAGGTAAATCATCTCTATTCGATGCACTATCCTTTTGTATCTTTGATAAGACAAGTAGAACTTATATAGCAAAGAATATCCTTAATAACAGAAAGTCAAACTTTTATTGTAAACTACATTTTCAAATCCAAGATGTAGATTACTTTATTGAAAGAAGAGCAAAGTTAATCAACAGAGGGAAAAATCTAAAAGTAGATGTATCCTTTTGGAGAGAAGATGATGGTGGTATCACCTCCTTGAATGGAGAGCAGAGGAGGGATACCAACCACATCATTCAACAATACTTGGGTACATACGAAGACTTTGTACTTACTACACTTTCTCTACAAGGAAACAATACTCTGTTCATTGATAAATCACAAAGTGAGAGAAAGGAAATCCTTGCTCAATTTATGGGTGTAGATATCTTTGATAGATTATACTCTCATGCGCAAGAAGAGAATAGAGATAACGCATCGTTAATACGAAAGTTTAAGCAGGATGACTTTACACAAAAGTTAGCAGATATCGAAGTTGGGTTAAAAGAAAAAGAAGCAGAGTATAAGTTAAAGGAAATACAACTAAACACTTCTAAGGATGAGGTAGAGAAGCACAATCAGAAATTAATCTCCCTCAACGAAAAGATTGTAAAAGTTAAATCCGACAATTATTCTTTGACCGACTTGGAAACCAAAAAATCGACTTTGGAAACTTCTTTGACCGACTTGTTATCTCAAAGAGATACAACACAATCTAAGATTGATGAGTTAGAAAAAACTCAAATTCAATTAGAGGAAAAGATTGATTCATATGATGAGGATAAAATCGATGAGGGTCTTACTGAATATACTGAGTTAGGATACGAACTTACATTGGTTGAAAACAATATTGAGAAACATCTTATAAAGAGTGAATCCCTTAATGAGAGAAAAGAACATTTGGATTCCCATAAATACAATGAAGAGTGTGATATTTGTATGGAGAACTCACAAACTATCTTAGAGCAAAAAGAAAAGGTAGCGGGTGAATTAGAAACCATCAAATTGGAATTAAAAGAATTTGAAAACACCCAATCGGAGTTAGTATCTAAAAGAAAAGAGTTGGCATCATTTGAAGTAGAACATGAAAATTTGAAAAAACTCAAAGAAGATGAAAACAAAGTGAGTAGAGATATTAACACACTTATCAACAAGTTATCAACATTCGAAACCAAAGAAATCAAACTAAATGGTGAACTTCTTCAAGTTACACAATTAATTGAGGATTATTTGGAAAATGAAAAACAAATCCAAAAAAACAAAGAACTCAGAACTGAAATGGTTTCGGTAAGAGCAGAATTGACTTCATCAAAAGATGATGTGGATAAATTAAACACGCAACTTCTTAAATTAAATGGTGAGGTTTCATCTTTAACAAACCAAAAGAAAACCATTGAAGATAGAATCGATGAGGTAGAAAAGTTAGAAGAACAATTTGGATTATATGAATACTACTTAAACTCTTTAGGTAAGGATGGTGTATCTTACGAATTGATTTCGAAAGCACTTCCAATGATTGAGGGTGAGGTGAATAACATATTAGGTCAAATCGTAGAGTTTGGTTTACAATTAGAGATGGATGGTAAGAACATCAACGCTAACATCGTTTACGATGACCAGAAGTGGTCTTTAGAGATGTGTAGTGGTATGGAGAAGTTTATTAGTGGACTTGCAATTAGAATCGCTCTAATCAATGTATGTAACTTACCAAGACCAAACTTCTTGGTAATTGATGAAGGGTTTGGGACATTAGATAATGAGAACTTAACATCACTATATATGTTGTTCGCATATCTGAAAACACAATTTGATTTTGTGATGATTATTTCCCACATAGATTCAATGAGAGATGTAGTAGATTCCTTAATGGAAATCAAAAAAGTAAATGGATTCAGTAACATTAAATTTTAATAAATGAAAATAGGAATTGTTGGACAAGGTTTTGTTGGTAATGCCGTATATCAAAAATTCAAAGAATACTACGAAGTGCTTACTTATGATGTTAATGAGGTAAAGTGTAATTCTACATTTAACGAAGTTGCAAAGTGTGATTATGTATTCACTTGTTTACCAACTCCAATGAACGAAGATGGTAGTTGTAATACTGATATTGTAGAAGGTGTAATCAAACAAATCGATGAGATTGGTTGGACTAAAGGTATTGTAGTTAAATCAACTATTGTACCTGGTACTACTCAAAAATGGAATGATGAATACAAAACAAACATTATATTCAATCCAGAGTTCTTAACTGAAAGAAATGCGGTCAAAGATTACGAAAATCAAAACCGAATTATATTGGGAGGTCCAAGACCAACAACAACTTATCTAAAGAGAATCTTCTCAAAGGTATTTCCAAAAGCACATATCATTAAAACTGATTCAACTCATGCTGAAATGGTAAAGTATCTAACCAATACATTCCTATCGGTTAAAGTTTCGTTTGCAAATGAGATTTATGAATTGTGTGGTGAGTTGGATATTGATTATGATAAGGTAGTTGAATATGCAACTTACGATGATAGATTAGGAAAATCTCATTGGAATGTTCCGGGGCATGATGGTGATTTTGGATTTGGTGGACATTGTTTCCCCAAAGATTTATCAGCGCTTATATACTTAACGAGAGAATTAGGTACTATTAATAATGTTTTAGTATCAACTCAATCAACTAATGATAAAATTAGGAAAAATCGAGATTGGGAAAAAATGAAGGGTAGAGCAGTTAGTTAGATTTTAGTATATTCGATGGTAAAGGTTTTATATTTGGTGAAACCTTTTCTTTTATAAGAGACTCTACCAATCCATTCATTTTATATCCTTTTTCTTTACAAAAACACTTTAATAATTGATGAACTTCGGCATCAATTTGTAACATTGCATATTTTTTACTCATTTCTTTAGAACTCTTTAGTTTTCTTTAGAATAAATATTTTAATTTAATTTTTTGAAATATTTATAGTGGAATTAAAGGACTATTAGTTAATGGCTAGAATTAAAAAATATTCACCACTTCAAAATTTATCTTCATTTCAAACATTCATTACAGATGAAAATCCAAACTCGGATTATTTCAGAATTACTGAATTCAAAGATACATTTACTGGTGGTAAAAACGGATTCCTAATAGAGGGGTCAGAACATCTAAAAGAATCAACAGAAATAAAAGTTGAAATATTAGATGTCAATGGAGACCCAATTTATTATGAGCCAGGAAATGGTATTCCAGAATACTACGAGGGGATATCAAAACTAATAGCAGTATACATCTATAATGATACTCCAATTGGGTTGGGTAAGATTACTGTTTTGGGTGAACTTAAACAGTATGATGATAACGGGGTTATAAGAGAAATACCAGACCAATGGAAGGGTAGTTATAATGTTAAATGGGAAAGAACTTTTCAGATTAACAAAAATATATCTAACGAAGATAGAGTTAGATTTTATAAAAGACCTAAAGTTACCATTGATGAAATAAATAAACCTATCTTTAGTAATAATTCAAGATTAGTTACAAAGACAGGAACGGTAGATGGTATTCCTTTAGTGCCGGTTGAAAATACAAATTTATCTAATTTTAGTTTACCAACATCTTATAGATTAAAAGTTAAGACTGGTGATAATTGGACAGGTTCCATTGAAGGTGACCCTATTACATTCGATAATATTGATTACAATCCAATTGTAGAAGAGGTTGTCAACAAAACAGAAATAATCGTAACACCACCATATTCAGAGGGTGGTTTGGTAAAATCTTTTACCGATGAAAACTACTCATTAACATTTCCATACTTAGAAGGAATTAATGATTTAGCAACTGCACTTACTGGGTCATTTGCAAAAATAAAAATTACTGATATGAAAACTTTTGTGGGTGATGCCGCAAGAGTAAAAATATTTAGAAGGTCTCAATCAAATGTAACTGATTTTGAATTTGTACAAGAGATTCAATTAGAATCAAATGAATTACTAAGAGATATTGAAACCTTTGCAGCACCAGAAGAGTTATACGGATTTTTTACAGAACCTATAATTGAAGAATATTGGGTAACATCATCAAATGATTTAACAGTTTCTTTTAATCAAGACTTCTTATACAACTCTGCAAAATTAAATTCATCTGGTAATAATTTATTTTTTACAACACGAAGTTTAGATATTGAAAATGATATTGAGTATTCTCTTGATTTCAATGTTAGAAAGGGTAGTTTAGTTGCTGGAGAAAAAATTACTGCATTCCTAAGTGGTTCTCTTAATAATGTTGCTAAATCACAAACAATTATTGAAATACCATCTTCAAATGGAGTTTTACAAAAAACAAATTATAATGAAAACTTTATTGCAGATGAATTTGATGAGGCAAAATTATATTTTGATGTAAATGGTTCTGATTGGTATATTAATAATTTAAGTCTAAAAGCATCACAAGAAACTTCATTCTCACCTGATGTAATTACATTTATTCAAAATGTTCCAAAAACTTTAGCAGTTGAAACTTTTGATTATAGATTTGAATTCTATGATATAAATAACAATTTTATTCCTGTTTTAGTAGAGGCAACAAAAAGGTTTGATGGTGGTAACTTAAATTTATTTGAAAAGAGTATTGAAATAACTCCATCAAATTTATATTTCACATTTGATTCGGCATCATTACCTGCTAATCCATTACCTCCAACATCAATTATATTTGATATTGAAACTTCTCTTATAACAGGTTCGATATCATTTACATCGGGAGCATACGATGAGTTTGGAAACTTCTTATCTGCATCTGAATATGCAGGAGGACAATATCCCGGTTTGTTAAGAAATATAGATTCAAGAACACCAGTTCTTAATGTTGCAGACTTTACGGGTTCAAGAAGTGATATAGCAGTTCAGTATATAAGATTTACTGGTTTTGCTGAAGGTGTATCTGATGAAGTTGTTATCACACGAGTACAAGATGGTAAGGGTGGTGTAAACTTTGAAATCGTTCCATTTAGAGGAACATCTATAAAAAATAAATCAGACAAAGATTTAGAGATTCAAGCATATCGTATTGATGGTATCAATAGAATTGAATTAAAAGACAACCTACCTCAAACAGGATTTTCAGATGCAAAACTTAGAGTTCTTTCATCATCAATAGACCCAATTACATCGAATGTTTCATCTTCATATTTCTTATTGTCCGAAGCACAATCAAATGGATTTATACGAGGACTACAAGCAGGTACAACCGGTAGTGGTGAAATTGATTATAATGCAACATTTAATAGAGATTCAATAGAAAATGAACTTACGGTTTATCTCATGGATGGTCCAACATCTGAATCTATTTTAACTTCTATTATATTAAACGATTTACAAGATGGTCTTGCAAGTGGTTTCATAAGTTTTGACGCAGAACAGTTTGGAATTAAACCAAGAGATGAACGAGTATTTACTCCTGAAATTGGTAGAGTAACTGGTTCTTTTTATTTAAGAGGAACCAATACAAGTCCTATTAGTGGTACATTGGATATATACCCATCCATGTCAGTTGACCCTGATACAAAAGAACCATTCTATTATATGTTCTATGTTACAGATTCTTTTGATAGAAGAATCGATATAGTAGTAACTGATAAAGATAATAACATTGTAGATAGTGGTAGACCTGGTGAAGAAGTTCCTTATTTCGTACCAACGGAAAGAAAACAACTAACAACTACATTTACTTATACCGAAGATATAACATCGGCATCTATTTCGGTTGATAAAACATTCTTCTCAGTACCAGATGGATTACCTGGTGCAGATTCTATTATAGTTGATATAGACCCAAGACCAGTTGTTCTTAATGCAGACCAACGAGGTAATGTATTTAACTATTCAAATGCCGATACAACTATTACGGTAACTCAAGGTAGGTTACCACTTATATTTAATGATACCAAAAAACCTGGTACATTTACTACATCATCAATTACTGCTTTAGGAATTGAGTATACAACATTTGATGAAGTTCTTGGAGATGCTACAATGTCTTTAAGTGGTTTTCAACGAATGACAGATTTAACTGCAAGTGTTACTTATGATTTAGAAATACATCCATATTTTACGGGTTCGTTCTATACACAAAGTTTTGTACAACAATTTAAGAAAACATTAGAGGGTGCAGATGCAATAAATATTGAATTAGACCCAACAAATGTACAACTTAATGCAGAAGAAAATGGTGGAGTTGCAGACTTTTCCGCAGCAAACACAACATTAAGAGTTAAACAAGGTGATACTTACATGGAGTTTAGTACATCATCATTAGTATTACCTGGTACATTTAGTGCATCTCTTTCTCCAAACCAAATATCAATTGGTACATTCTCATCATCAAATGATAATTCGACTGAAAGAAACTTAGATGATACATTACACTTTAGAGATTTTAATAATTTCTTAAAAGATAGTGGCAGTGTTGATTACCAAATCACAGTTTATCCATTCTCGGTAACAAATGGTATACTTAGTGGTTCTCAAGTTATAAACAGAAAACAACTCTTTACTAAGAACAAAGAAGGTGTAAAGGCAAGAAGTGTTGAATTGGCAACAACAACTGAAGTAGCAAATTATGATAAGGATGGAATTATAACATCACCAGTAGACCCCGCATCGGGAGAACCTACTTCTATATTTTTAACTGCTACTGCATTTAATATTACATCTTCACAAGCATACTATCAATTCTTCCAAGAAGGATTCGCAGTTACTTTCCCTGGTACTAATAACCAATTTGAGGTTGGTTCTGGTGATTTACCATCACCTGGTACAACTACAACTTATAGAGTTGATTTACGAGATGGTGATACAAATGGACCGGTATTCGCAAGTAAAGAAGTAACCATATCGGGTGTACAAAGTGGTGCAAATAATTATCAAGTATTCCTAACAAATCCATCACCCACAATCACGGTTAAGATTGATGGTGAACTTGATTTAAGTACAACAGGTACTCAGATAAAAGCATTTAAGGGAACACAAGAACTAACCCATGTTCAAAATTATTCCGCACAACAACTTGATAATGTAGGTGACCCTATTGGTACTCTTGGTGAGTTTTCTTCATCTATATTTAATTTAGATACATACATTAGTCAACCAAGTTTTCCACAAGGAAATCCTGCTTCGGTTGGTCCTTTGGATGATTGGACTTTACCACAAGACAATCCAACCGCAACTGTAATTTACAAAGTTGATATTGAAAATGGTAGAGCAACTTATTTCTTATCACAATCAATAGCATCAACAAAAGAAGGTGATGTAGGACCAGGTCTTGTGTTTAGAGGACCTTGGACTGGTTCGATTGAGTATATTTACAATAAAGAATCCAAAAGAAGAGATTCAGTACTCTATTCTGAAAGTGGTAATGAACCTTACGATACTTACTACGCAACAAAAGATAGTGGTTCTTCTTTTGTAACTCCGAATGATTCATCACCTGGTGCAGGAGATGCTCAAGCACCAACAAGGGATGATGGTAATGGTGGTAGAGAAGTAAATAGTGATTATTGGATATCACTTGGTCAAGAAGAATTCTTCGTAGCAGCAAAGTTAGCAATATTTGAAGAGTCATTTGTAAAAAATACACTTAATGTTGGTACACCACCAACTTCATACGCAGTCAATCCACAAATTACAATTGCAGGTGGTACTGATGAACCTTATATTGCAGTAGGACAAACGGGTACTATCGGATTCCAAGAACAAGGGATTTGGATGGGTATGTCTAATTCGGCAGGAGATGCAGGAACGAGTATTCTTCCAAAGATGTCAATGAAAAGTAACACTGTTAGTGGAAAGTATAAATCGTTAGAATGGAATGGTGAAACTCTAACTATTAGAGGAGCAATTAGACAAACTGCAGAAGGAGATGTTGAGGGTAGAATTTTACAGGCATGGAGTACACTTGCAGATGGATTTTCATTTGTTGCAGAAGACTTGGTTTCTCATAGTGGATTTACTTGGAAATGTATACTTGCACATGATAAAGGTACTCCACCTTATCCAACATCAACCTATCCTGCAGAACCTGGTACTGGTGCATCTTATACAACGTATTGGGAACTCACAGATTTATCTGCAAAAACAATAAGGGTCTCTGCAGATTACCAAACATTTGTATTACCAAAAGATAGTGCAACACTAACACCATCGGTTATTACATTAAATGCAAATAGACAAAATATATTAGGGTCAACAACTTGGTCAACCTCACCATCGGTCACTTTATATGATGCTGCATCTGGTGGTAGTTCAACAACAACTGGTGATACTGTTTATTTAAGAAGGGCAGATTTTGGTTCTAATACTGCAGTAACACTTACAGCTACAGCAGGTGGTGTATCTGATGAAATCACAATTGTAAAAGTTGAAGAAGGTTCTGATGCAGTAACCGCAATCTTATCAAATGAATCACACACATTCCAAGCAGATAGTGCTGGTACTGTTTCATCTTATTCTGGTGGTGGTACAACCATTAGAGTATTCGAAGGTGCAAGTCCGTTAACTTTTACAACTGGTACTGCAGGGGATGGTCAATATACCGTTTCTATTTCAAATGAGGCAAACTTTACCGAAGGTACTGCTAGTGGTAATGGAACTACAACTTGTACTATTTCGGCACCAAGTAATATGACAGTTAATAGTGTTACAGTTACTTACACGATTTCAGGAAAGAAAGCAAACGGAGATGCATTTACTATTGACAAAATACAATCATTTTCAAAATCGGTAGAAGGTGTTGCTGGTTCAAATGGTACATCTGGTACTGCAGGAGCTGTAGGTGAACCGGCTGGTATCGTATATGCTGGAGAATGGAAATTAACACTACCTGATGGTTCAACTCCAAATTTAAGTAACAAATTAGCTTACTTATCTGAAGATGATTTAGTATATGTAGTAAAAGAAGGTAGTAATTATTATACTTGTGAAACTACTCATAGATATTGTGGTACATCAACTGGTGGTAATGTTGCAGGTGATGTGGTATTATATTTGAGTAACTATTATATAGCAAACCAAAGTACTGCAGATGACCCACAAGGAGACCCATCGGCATGGGATGCTTTGGGAACTGATATTTCACCGGGTGCATCTTTATCAAATGGATATGTATTTTGGGCATCCTTTGGGGCAGAGTTTACTTCGGTTGCAACTGATATTCTTTTTGCTAATGATGTATATGCTGATAAAACAATCAATATTGGTACGGATGATGGTTCTCCTGTAATTGCATTAAATGCAGACGCACCTAACAATGAGAATCCATTTATCTCGATTGGCCAAGATAGTCAAGGATTCTTAAATGATGGAATTTACTTTGGATATGCTGCAGGTAATCCTGTATTATCAATGGTTAGTGGTTCTACCTTCATGTATTATCAATCGGGTTCTATTGAAATATCAGACGCATCGTTTGTGGGTAGTGGTTCTATTGTTGAGGGTGCTCAATTAAGAATAGGTAAAAATACGGCAAATGTAAACAATTATAACTTTACAGTTACTGCAGCAGGATTAATGTCTGCATCTCTTGCATATATTTCTGGTGCGGTAGAAGCAGGTGAGGGTAGAATTGGTGATTGGGTTATTGATGGACAAACTAAAACATTAAGAGATGAAGATTCTGAAATAATATTTGACCCAGGTTCTATTACTGGTTTACCTGAAATTCAAATGTTTGAGAATGGTAATAAAAAAATTATAATAGCACCAAGAAGTACATTGTCTCCAACTGAAGCAGCAGCAGATACTGTTACTTGGTCATCTACTCCATCTTTTACCTCAACCAATGTAACGAGTAATGGGTCAACTGCTGGGTTTACAAACATATACACCGCAGAGTCAACTGATAATTTCCAAGTAAACGCAGGGTCGTTTACATTAGGAGATATTTCAGTTCCAAATATAACAATACGAAAAACTGATATTACAACGTCGGGTAATGGAGATAATATTAGTTCACCAAACTACACTCCTTCATATGAAGGACAAACACATGGAGAAACCGACCTCCAAGGTGGATTCTATGCATTTTCAGGTCCTGATTATGGTAGATTAGTGGGATATCTTTATTTACAAGTAATAGATAAAAATAATTCTGATGCTGTTATTGGAAGTACATTCTTAGCTGGTGCAACCGCTAGAGGAGATAAGGCTGCATTTTATAATTATCGAGCAGTTGGTGGTGGATTGCAATCGGTTGTAGGTACTACTAAAATTACTTTAGAAAATGGTACAACTAAATTAGCAAAGGATATTACTTTAGATGATAAAATTTTATCTTGGGATAGTAATGTTGAGAAATGGGTAAGTGCACAAATATCTAAAATATTAAAAAGAAATGTATCTGAAATTTACAAAGTAACTATTGGTGATACAGTAATTGAGGTTTCTGATACTCATGGATTTTGGTTATATGGTAATCAACAAAATAGTGCTCAAATTTCTGCTAAAGTATTACATGATACTTTTTCTAATGGTGAAGATTTATCATCTAAAAATTATAAAATTTGGATAAAAGATGGTGATTCGAAAAAAGAAGTCATTATAGATAAAGTTGAAAAAATTGAAAGAGAAGAAGAAGTAATTACATTCTCTGTTCCACAATATGTAAACTACCTTTCAAATAATATTATTTCCCACAACGTTATAGGTAGTTTATACTGGGATTACCAACTCTTTTATAGTTCAGTCACAGGAGTTGAGGGTTCGTACAGTGGAACAACAGTTGATAGAAATTTAACAATATCGGCAACCACTACTAATGCAAAGTTACAATATAGATTGTATTTATCTGCACAATCTTCACAAGATGTATCTATATCTTCAACGGGTGTGGTAACAGTAAGTTATACAAACAATACCAATCACTTTGATATGACCGAATCATCAGGGATTATAGATACATTCTTTGGTTCTTCTTTAGATAGTTCGATTCAAACAGCATATGAAGCAAACTTTATTGAATTAACTGCGGGTGGATTCCAAGTTGTATCAAATGATGATAGATTTGTGAAAATAGATAGGAGACCTCTAACGGATACTGCTACAAAATTATTAGAAGTAAGTGATGGTCATTTTGAAGTTACATCAAGAGCATGGCATGATGACCCAACAGGTGTTACCTATACCGATACCGATTCTCATGCAATATATTCATATGGTAATATATTACCAAATAATCCTGGAAATGGTACAACTTTAAGACCATTTGCATTGGGTAAATCTGGTAATGAGTGGGCATATCTTAATGGTATTGATATTACTAATTTAGGGGTTTCAAAAACCGCCTCAATCACAGGCACAACAGGTCAGACAACGGCCACTACTAAAAGCAGTTATGTAAAATTACCAGGTGGTGTAATTTGTCAATGGGGTAGTATTAACGATAGTTCCGACCCAAAAACAGTTACATTCCCTGTTCAATTTCCAAATTCGGTTTCATCGGTGGTTTGTTCAACGATTAGAAATTCTGATGGTAGTAGAGGATTTAATCATGTTTATAATATTGATAGAAGTGGATGTGATTTGATTTTAGATGGACAGTATGGATTTTGGATGGCATGGGGACATTAAAAAAATAAATTATGGAAATACAATATTTTGGACATTACGATAGTGGGAGTGGTAATTATAAATCATTTTATACAAGTGATATATGGCCTGATAGTGGTTCATTTGATACACCATATATAGAATTAACTTATGATGAATGGCAAGAAGCATTAAGTACACGATGTAGAGTAATTGATGGTGTACACACAAATGTACCATACACAACGGAAGAAGAATCTCAGTTTGAATTAAATAATATTAGGAGAGAACGAGATGACCTTTTAATTAAATCAGATTGGGTGGTACTACCACATTCTCCTATCACGGGTTCTAAATTGGATGAGTGGATTCAATATCGACAAGATTTGAGAGATATAACTTCACAAACACCACCCTATACCTTACCAACACAACCAGAATAATTTTCGTTAAATAAAAAAAGTATATACTTATATATGAATATATAAAGTGGATTTTAATATGGAACAAAAAACAGAACAATTAGACAAGGAATTAATTGACAAATTAAAAGGAATTCAAGATGAACAAAATAATCTTGTAATTGCTTTAGGTCAAGTTGCAGTTCAAAGAAGACAATTTGAAAAAAGTCTTGATGAGTTGGATTCAAAAGAAGAAGAATTTGGACTAAGATTAGATAAGTCAATTAATGAGATGAACATCGAACTTGGTGAAATTGATAAGAAATATCCTAACGGGCAGATTGATTTAGAAAAGGGAATAATTATTTTCTAAAATATTTGGTATTCAAATAATTTTTTCGTATATTTGTATTGTGGTGTATTCACACTATAAATAAATTTGTTATGGATAAAAAAAGGTTATTATATGTAGCACCTCACCTTTCTACGGGAGGAATGCCACAATATCTTCTTACACAAATACAAGAATTTATAAAAGACTTTGATATACAAGTAATCGAAGTCAATAACCATTCAGGTCATGCTTTTGTAGTACAAAAAAATCAAATAAATGATTTAGTCAAACTACATACTTTAGGTGATGATAAATCTGAAATAGAATCTATTATAGAAACTGAAAAACCAGATATTATTCATTTCCAAGAAATACCTGAACATTTTTTACCACACCCATCTTTAGAAAGAATATTTGGAAAAGAAGATAGGAACTATAAACTTGTAGTAACTACTCATGGTTCAAAAACTGACCCAAACGAAATAAGATTTCATGCTGACAAATATATTTTAGTATCAGAATGGAGTAGAAGAAAGTTTGAACATTTGGGTATTGATACTGATGTGTGGGAATATCCAATCATAAAAAAGACTACCAATCAAAATGAAGCAAGAGAATCTTTAGGATTTGAAAAAGATTGGAAGCATGTAATTATGGTTGGTCTATTCACACCAGGAAAAAACCAAGGAGAAATTTTTAGAATTGCAAGACAATTAGAAAAATATAAAATAAAATTTCACTTCATTGGTAATCAAGCAGGAAACTTTGAAAATTATTGGAAACCTCTAATGGATAACAAACCAAATAATTGTATTGTTTGGGGAGAACGAAATGATGTTAATACTTTCTACGAAGCAGCAGACTTATTTTATTTTAGTTCAAACTTAGAACTAAACCCTTTATCAGTAAAAGAAGCATTGAGTTATGGGTTACCATCTATATTTAGAAAGTTAGAAACTTACTTAGATACATACGATGATAACTCATTGGTTACTTACATAGATGATGATTTATTAAAAACAAAAAAGATAATAATTGAATTACTTAAACCAGAATTCAATGAAATACCTGGTTGGTTTTCTTATGAGAAAACTTATAAAAGAATGGTTAAGGAATTTGATGATAATTCTACATTCGTAGAACTTGGTTCTTGGATGGGTAAATCATCAAATAAAATGGCAGAGTTAATTAAAGAATCTAAAAAGAATATTAACTTTACTACTATTGATACCTTTTCAGAATCTAAAGAAATTTCAAAACAAAATATTATAAAAGATTTTGATGGTGATGTTTATTGTGATTTTATAGATAATACATTAATTTCTAATAATAAAGATTCATTCAATGTTATAAAAGATACATCAGAAAATTCTGTAAAATTATTTGAAAACGATTCTATTGATTTTATGATGATAGATTCTGATTATCAATCTACAAAACAAAATTTAGATTTGTGGTATCACAAAGTAAAACCAGGTGGTATTATTGCGGGAGATGACTTTAATGTATTTAGTGAAGTAAACAAATCAGTTGAACAGTTTTTTTATAATCAAATTGCTATTGATGGTCATACATACTTGAGAAGAAAACCAAGGATTCAAGTTAAACACTTATTAACAAGACCTGATGATTTAAGGGAAACTATATCACAAAATTCCTTAAAACAATTGGAACGATATGGAATGGTTTACGAACCTATTATCAACGAGGTTTATGATGGGTTTCCACCAAAAGAACATTGTAGAAGACCCGAACATCTAAGTAAAGATAATAAACCCGGTGAACTTTATCCGGGTGCGGGATTGGGTTGGATTACTGGTAGACATTATGGTTGTTATCTTGCTCATAGAACTGCATTAGAAACAATTGATACTGATAACTTTGATTATACTTTGGTGTTTGAAGCAGATGGTTATTTGAGTGTAGGACTTGAAGAGTTTGTATCTATTGTACATAAAGCATGTTTTATTTCGGAGAGAGATAATGTTCCATTTATATCTTTCGCAAACAATGGTTCTCAATATAAAGAAACCATAGATGAGTTATTTACTAAGACTGGTCATAATCAAAATCTTGCTCATTGTTACCTAATACCAAATAGAGAAAAAGGTTGGTGGATGGACAGAATCAAAGATTGTGAATGGGATGTTGGTGACCTTTGGTTAAATCATGTTTTCTATACACACCCAAGACCAAGATACACTACAAATAAAGTTTACTCACTTCAAGCAGATGGGTTTTCTCTTTTAGATTTATATGATAAAAAATGGTCATAAATGATTTACGATAACATAAAAATAAACAAAAATAATATCAAAGAAATTCCAAGTGTAGATGGTGATACATTTAACATTCATTTTGTTAATGGTCCATACGCAGAAGTTGTTGGTAGTAGTGATAACGAATACTTGGTAAAATTTGTAAACCAAAAAACTGAACAAGTTTTATATGAAAACAAACTAAAACCTGGTCATTGGGCAAAATCAAATTTTGAATATTTTATAGATTGGAGAATTGATGTTTATAAAGAAGATGAATTAGTTTATACTCATAACTTAAATTTAGAAAATAAAAGAGTATTCATTGCCTTTGATTCAAAAGCACTTGGTGATACTTTAGCATGGTTTCCATATATAGAAACTTTCAGACAAAAACATAATTGTAAGTTAACAGTATCTACTTTTCATAATCATATGTTTGAGGAATACTATCCTGAACTTGAATTTGTAAATCCTGGTTCAACCGTACATAATTTATATGCTATGTACAAGTTAGGAATTTATTATACCGAACATAATAATCCAAACCCCTTATTAAATCCAAATAACTTTTTAGAACAACCACTACAAAAAATGGGTAGTGATATTTTGGGATTAGATTATGTAGAATTAAAACCTAAAATCTCAAGTGGTGATGTGGTTAAAGATGATAAGTTAATTACAATCGCACTTCATGGAACTGCTCAACCAAAATATTGGAATAATCCAACAGGTTGGCAAGATGTGGTTGATTGGTTGAATGGTAGAGGTTATCGAGTAAAATTACTTTCAAGAGAAGAAAGTGGATACATGGGTAATTCTCATCCAAATGGTATAGAGAAACACCCACAAGGAACTTTACAATCGGTAATGAATCAAATGGAAAAGTCTAAAGCATTTATTGGTATTGGTAGTGGACTTTCTTGGTTATCTTGGGCATTGGGAACGAAGACTGTTTTAATTAGTGGTTTCTCTGAAAAATGGGCAGAGATGCAAGATTGTGTTAGAATCGGTGCTCCTCAAGGAAAATGTTCGGGTTGTTTTAATAGATATCGATTAGACGCAGGTGATTGGAATTGGTGTCCTGACCACAAGGGAACTGAAAGACAATTTGAGTGTACCAAATCAATAACTTCAGAAATAGTAATTAAAGAATTAGAAAAGTTCTTATGAAAAAAGTTTGGGTAAATGGTTGTTTTGATGTTTTACATCATGCTCATTTTAAGTTATTAGAACACGCAGCATCATTTGGTGAATTACTTATTGTGGGTATAGATTCCGATAAACGAGTTAAAGAACTTAAAGGTGATGATAGACCCTTTCATACTCAAGAAGAAAGAAAGTATAACTTAGAAAGAGTAAAGGGTGTTAAACGAGTTGTAATTTTTGATTCACCCGAAATGTTAGAAGAATTGATAAAAACATTTGAACCTGATGTATTTGTAATTGGTTCTGATTATAAAGATAAACCAATCGTTGGTGGTCAATATGCTAAGTCAATTGTGTACTTTAATAGAATAGAAAATTTTAGTACTACAAAGATATTAAGTAATGAGTAGAATATTATTAATAGGAGAACAATGTGATGATATCTTCATTTATGGAGATACACCAAGACTTTCACCCGAAGGTCCTGCTCCTGTATTTATTCCAACGAGAGAAGTTTACAATGGTGGAATGGGAATGAATGTAATGGGTAATTTAACAGCATTAGGAGTTGATGTAGATTTTGAACATCAACAATCTCCAATCACAAAGACAAGACACATTCACGAACCATCAAACACTTTACTTCTAAGAATTGATGAAGAAAAAAATATTGATAACATAGGTGATAGATTACCTAAGTTAGATTTTTGGGAATATCAAATGGTTGTAGTTTCAGATTACAACAAAGGATTTCTGACCGAAGAAGATATAGCATATATTGGATTCAAACACCCAAATGTAATTTGTGATACAAAGAAAAAGTTGGGTGATTGGTGTAAGGATTTACGATTCATAAAACTCAATCGAACTGAATTTGAAAATAATAAAAAATTTATTGAAGAAAACGATTGGATTTTAGAAAAGTTAATAATTACATTAGATAAAGATGGATGTATGTACAAAGGTACATCATATCCAACTGAAAAAGTAGAGATAATGGACATCTCAGGAGCAGGTGATACTTTTGTAGCAGGATTTGTGAAAGAGTTCTTAGATTCCGAAGATGTTTCAAAATCAATACAGTTTGGTAATCGTTGTTCAACACAAGTTGTACAAAGGAGAGGTGTAACAACAATAGATTACGAAAATTTATAGTTTATATATTTATATATGAATATTCAAAAACAATTAATTAATTTATAGTCATATGGCACAAGAAACAAAACAAATTGAATTGGTAACGGTAACCTTAGATGAGGGTGTTGTTAATCCTATTGTAGAAAAGAACAATACACTAAATCAAATGGTTAGTTCTTTTGGTCAATTGTATATTCGTGAGAAGGAATTAAATGAAGAATTGGAATTGTTACATAGTGATAGAGAAAAACTTGAGAGTGACTTCAAATCAGAAAACGAAGAAATGAGAAAAATGGTTGCAGTCCTTGAGAAGGAATACCCAAGAGGTCAATTAGACTTACAGAAAGGTACTATTACTTATAATCCTGCTATTTTAGAGCAGATTAAAAATCAACAATCTCAACAAGAGATTCCTGCAGAAGAATTACCAAAAGAATAAAATCGTATATTTATATAGTACAAACACAATAGTACTATTATAATGAACGAACTATCTCAATTCTTAGTAGAGAGTATATTAGGGGAAGCGGACAGTGTAGACAACAAAGTTGTGGTTTACTCTGGTCGCTTTCAACCTTTTCATAAGGGTCATTATGCAACCTACCAACATTTAGTAAAAAAGTTCGGAAAGGACAATGTTTATATCGGTACATCTAATAAAACCGATAATGATAAATCACCTTTCAACTTCAAAGAGAAGGTGATGATTATTACTAAGATGTTTGGAATTCCACAAAACAAAATCGTTCAAGTTAAAAATCCTTACGCACCAAAAGAAGTACTAAATAAGTTTGACAAAGATACAACGGCATTCATTACTGTTGTAGGTAAAAAAGATGCAAGTAGATTGGGTGGTAAATACTTTACACCTTATAAAGATAACTTAGATTTTGAAGGATATGAAGGTAAGGGGTATGTTTATATTGCACCTCAACAATCTAATCCAATTAGTGGAACCGAAGTTCGTAAAGGATTATCATCAGGTTCAGATGAAGATAAAAAGGATTTCTTTACCAAACGAGCATATCCAAAGTTTGATAAAAAAGTATTTGATTTTATAACCAATACATTAAATGAAGAATTTACTATTCCAAAAGAGGTGGTAGAAAATTGGTTAGTTCAAAATCTTGATTTAATCAAAGAAGCATCATCAACTATGGGTAAAACCGCAGTAGATGATGGTCCAAACTTTTTATTCCCATCATATTCAACATTTGATAAAGTTTCTCAAAAGAGAGCAGAAGAAATAGGATATAGTGTTTTATCTCAAATTATGAGTGATGAACTTACCGATATTGACCCACATCCAATTTATCCTGATGGACCTGTAAAGGCAGTAACCCCATACCCCGCAGGTGTTGCAGGTAAAACAACTGCAACTAACCAAAAAGATTTCTATGGTTCTAACGCATACAATAAATGGTTCAAGCATGTAACACGAGTTGCTGGATTAGTTGGTTATTCACTTGTTGACTTTATTGAATTAGAAGATGATAGAGAAGAATCATTAAAAGATTTGAATAAAGAAAAGGGGGAAGTTGGGAAATCACTACATGAAACATATAAGACCACAAATATAGATACAACTATTAATTGTGAAAAATGTAGTCATAGTTGGGAAATTGATATTAATGATACCGAAAAATATCTATGCCACAATTGTGGATTTGATAACCAATCAAAACAATATAATCTACCAGCATTAGAACAATGGAAAAAATCTCAAAACATAAATGAGGATATCAATCTTCCAGTAAATGTAGGTGATACAATTCTAACAGGTAGATTCAAAAACAAAAAGACGGTTGTTAAATCAATTGGTAAAGATGAGTATGGTATGCCAACAATTAATGGTAGAAAGGTTGTAAACTTTAGAATCTTAAAAGAGGGAACAATCAATGAAATCCCAATGGCAGATTTGGTTAAGATTGACCAATACGCAGATAAACAACTTAATCCAGTTGATGTGGTTTTAACTGATAAACATTTCTTCGATAGATTAACCGACCCAAGAAATAAGAAACCAATATCATCAGCAGAACTAATCGGATTTTTCAAAAGATTGGGAAAGAAGAAAAAAGAATTTGTTAATTTCCTTAACTTATATGGACAAATTGTAGCAAAAGATAATAGAAGTAAAATCAATATTCCGTTTATGAAGCAGGCAAATAAAGTAATTGCTAAAACGGTAATGAGAAAAGATGATTTCAAAACTTCTTCTCCTGAATATAAATTCGAACAATTAGCAAAGGGAATGGATATTTACGATATTGCAAATATGCACAAGGTAGATATTGATGATTTAGATAAGGAATTACAAATGGGTATTAATGTAGAAATGGAACACACTTCTGATAAGAGTGTTGCAGAAAAAATCGCATTAGACCATCTTTATGAAGACCCAAAATACTATACCAAACTTGCTACTATTGAAGAAGAAGTAAATAGTTTTTTCTATATGGATTTCAAAAAGTGGGCATATAAAAATAGAGCAAAAATCAATAAAATGGATTATGAAGATAAGATTGAATTCTTATCAGATAAATATATGAAAGACCATGGAAAGTGGCATAGAGGAGAAAGTCCTGATTATATTGGTGCTGAGTTAGTTCACTTATTGGCAAAAGATAAAATTATTAAAGAAAATATTGATTCAAGTAAGTTCAATAATTTTGCAGATGGTAGAGGTGATGGTGCTGAAAAAATATCTAATACTGCAAAAGAAAAGGGGGGTGATTCATTATTGACACATCATCACTTTAATGTAAAACTTCCATACTATGAAAAGGCTGCAAATGGAAACTTTGATTTAGAGTCTGCCAAAAAAGAATTTGAAGAAACTCACTCAAAGATTAATTTCAATATGGATGATATTGAATTTCAAGAAGAGATGGGTAGATTGGAAGTGTTAGGTGAGTTAATTATTAAATATGGTTCACTTTCTGAATATGTGATGTTTAAGAGTAACATACAATCAACACCAGATAGAGAAAGTTTAGGAGATGATGAATTGGATGAAATTGCTCCACATGGATATCCAGACCAAAAATGGATAGATGACCATGAAAAAGACTTAAAGAAATTAAGAAAGAAATTTAATAAAGAACCAAAAGAGAAATACTACGAACCTGCATTAGGTGGTGGTATTACTGAATCATTGATTTTGGAAGGAGGTGCGTATGGACATATGAATCACCCATTCGATACCGAAATCAATTTAACTTTTGGACAATTAAAAGATATTGTAAATCGTGCTTTAGAAGGGAACTTGGAATTAGCAAGAGAAAAGACCGATGGACAAGCATTAGCAGTTAGTTGGAGAGATGGAAGATTAGTTGCAGCAAGAAACAAAGGACATTTGAAAAACAAAGGGGAAAATGCTTTAGATATCAATGGTGTAGCAATGAAGTTTGCGGGTAGAGGAGAATTGGAAAAGGCATACAACTTCGCAATGAAAGATTTAACCCAAGCTATTTCAAAACTTTCGGAGAAACAAAGAGAGAAAATCTTCAAAGGTGGAGCATGTTTTATGAATTTAGAAGTTATCTATCCAACTTCTGTTAATGTAATACCTTATGGTCAAGCACTACTTGTATTTCATGGGACTATGGAATATAACGAGGAAGGAATCGCCATTGGAGAAAATCAGGAAGCGGCAAAAATACTCGCAGGAATGATTAAACAAGTAAACGCAGATGTACAATCGGCATACACAATCCAAGGACCTCCAATCAATGAATTACCTAAATCGAAAGATTTAGCAAAATTAAAAGGAAAGTATAACTCACAGATATCAAAACTTCAATCTAAGTTTAAGTTGAAGGATACTGATGGAATAGCAGATTATCATCAGGCATTTTGGATGGATTTCGTAACTAAAAAATCACCATCTAAATTAGATAATAGAACTCTAATGGGATTGGTGAAGAGATGGGCATTCTATGATAAATCATTCCGTTTGGATAAGAATAACATTACTGATGAGAAAACTTTAGAATGGGCAAAGGGAATTGATAAGAATGACCATGCTAAGATGGCTAAGGATAACATCAGACCATTCGAAGATATCTTCTTAGGTATCGGTGCAGACATCTTATCCTTTATGAGTTCAGTACTTGCAGCAAATCCTGATAAAGCAGTTAGGGATATGAAGAAAAGGTTAGACCAAACTATTAAAGATGTAAGAAAATCAGGTGACCCAAAAAAGATTACTAAACTTAAATTAGAGTTAGAACGATTAAACGCAATTGGTGGGAAAGATAAAATTGTACCAAATGAGGGAATTGTATTCGTATATGGTGGAAAAACTTTCAAACTAACTGGAACCTTCGCACCTCTCAATCAGATTCTTGGGTTATTTTACGAATAGTAAAAAACTTAATACTTATATATATGGATATATAAGTTACGATTTATGAGTGAGAAAAAATTCAATAAAAAATTCATGCACCCAACTCGTAGGAAGTTGGTAGATATGGTTCACAATGGTGAATACCAAAAAGATACTCAAATTTCTCTTTCTGATGTAAAAGAACAAACTAAACGAAATGTTGGTGATGTTTGGGAAGAAAATGGTGTGATTTGGGAACAAAAGTCTTATGGTAGGGTAAAACAATCAAGAGCATCATCTGAGTTATCAAAAGTAAGACAATACTTAGAAGAAAAGTCTAAGTGTAGGGCAACTGATTGTGATTCCAAAAAATACTCTAACTCTGATAAAACTTTAATAAGTAAAACAGGATTTTGTTCTGTTTGTTTATCTAAACGAGAACAAATTATAAAATTAGATGGTTTGTGGAAAGAGTATGAGGAATATAAGATATACTCAAATATGGTAGCACATGGAACGGATGTTTTACAAAAATGGAATCAAGCATTGAATGAAGTCAAAAATATTCATGAATATGTAAATGATGATGGCTCACTTGAAAAGTGGTCATCAAACGAAGATGTTCAGACATTACGAGAACAAATCGAAAAAGACATTGAAAATGGTAAGAAAGAACTTACCGAAGTTATTGAAAAGAGAAACTCGGCATACGAACTCTTAAAAGACAAAAATTACGAATTAGTACAACCTTTGTAAAATGAATAATAGTAATACAAAAATATATTTAATATTGATTGTAATCTTAGGATTTGTAGGTTATAATCTAATGGTAATGCACGATATCCAAACGGATGTTGCTGCATTCGATGAAAAGATTGAAGAGATTCAAAGTGATATTGATTCAATCGCAGTTGCCAACGATGAGTTGGATATGAAAATAGAATCGTTACATTCAGAGATAGAACTAATCGATAGTGATATTGATAAAGTACAAAATAATATTACTACGATAAAAAACAAAACGAATGAAAAAGTTAATAATGTTGATGTTCTTACTTTCAACGAGCTTGTCAAGTTTTTCACAGACCGTTACGGAGAGGGACTCGGTAGTGAAACTGGAGGTTCCGATAGTAAGACTGGTAATTAAGGATTTAGTAACTTTTGATGGTGTTAAACTTCAATTAGTTGAAACCAAAGAGTTGTTAAAATTATCTAATGATAAAATTGTATTAAAGGATAGTGTAATTACTAATCTGAATGGTAAGGTACTAAACTTAGAGGGTATCATTCAGAAAAAAGATGAACAATTTGGTTTAGAAAGTCAAAAGTCTAAAGAATTAGAAAAAGAATTAAAAAGACAAAAGAGAAATACCTTCCTATGGAAGTTGGGAACTTTAGCAGGAGGATTACTTAGTTTATTTTTTGCAGCAGGTGGATAATTGATGTATGGCACAGAAAAAAACATTAAAAGAAATTATAAAGGAAGAGTACCAGAAGTGTGCATCAGACCCTATATACTTTATGAAAAAGTATTGTATGATACAACACCCAGTTCGTGGTAAAATTCCTTTTCACTTATACCCATTCCAAGAAGAAACTTTAGACCAATTCACAGAACACAGATATAATATCATTCTTAAATCAAGACAAACTGGTATATCTACTTTAACTGCAGGATTCTCCTTATGGAAGATGTTATTCAATCAAGATTTTAATGTTCTTGTAATTGCAACTAAACAAGAGGTTGCTAAAAACTTGGTAACAAAGGTTCGAGTAATGAATCAATATTTACCAAGTTGGTTAAAATTAACAACCATAGAAGATAACAAACTATCCCTACGATATGCAAATGGTTCTCAGATAAAAGCAACTTCAGCAGCAGGAGATGCAGGTCGTTCTGAAGCACTATCCCTACTTGTATTTGATGAGGCAGCATTCATCGATAAGATTGAAGAGATTTGGGTATCAGCACAATCTACCCTTTCAACTGGTGGTAACGCAATTATCCTTTCAACACCAAATGGTGTGGGTAACTTTTTCCACAAAACTTGGGTAGGTTCTGAAGAGGGAACAAATGGATTTAATCATATTAGACTACATTGGTCAGTTCATCCTGAAAGAGACCAAAGTTGGAGAGATGAGCAAGAAACATTATTAGGACCAAAAGGAGCAGCACAAGAATGTGATTGTGATTTTGTATCTTCTGGAGATTCCGTAATCGAACCACAAATACTTCAGTTCTATAAAGAAACTTATGTACAAGAACCTTTAGAGAAAACTGGATTTGATGGTAACTTATGGAAATGGCAGTTTCCAGATTATACAAAATCTTATATGGTAGTTGCCGATGTTGCGAGAGGTGATTCATCGGATTACTCTGCTGCTCATGTCATTGATGTAGAAGATTCGGAACAAGTTGCAGAATATAGAGGTAAGTTAGATACGAAAGATTTTGGAAACTTCTTAGTAGCATTAGCAACTGAATATAATAACGCACTATTAGTAATTGAAAACGCAAATATTGGTTGGGCATGTATTCAACAAGTTATTGATAGAAACTATCCTAACTTATACTACATGAGTAAAGATTTGAAATATGTAGATGTTGAAAATCAACTTTCAAATAAATATAGAGCACAGGATAGGGGTATGGTTGCTGGATTCTCAACAACAGCAAGAACTCGACCTCTAATTATTTCTAAGTTAGAAGAGTATGTAAGGGAAAAATCAATCATCATTCGTTCAATCAGAACTATTGAAGAACTATTTACATTTATATGGTTAAATGGTAGAGCAGAGGCAATGAGAGGATATAACGATGACCTTACAATGTCTCTTGCTATTTCACTATGGGTAAGAGATACCGCACTTCGTTTAAGACAGGAGGGTATTGACCTAACTAAACAAGCAATTAACAGTATTTCATCTTATACTTATAGTGGGGTATATGGTGGAAATGATAACGATGAAAACCCTTGGCAAATGCAAATCGGAGATGACTCTGAAGATTTAACTAAATGGTTATAAAATAAAAATTTTATATTTATATAGTATAGGTTAATTATAGGAACTAAGCATGGAAAATTATTCTGAAGAACTTTACAAAGAATTCAAGTCATTTTTAGATGAAGGTATCGAAGAGTATGATGTAGAAAACTACCACGATTTGAAAGAGTTTATCCAATTTCTAAAAAACATGAAAGAGGATGTTAATGAAGCAGAATATCAAGGTAGGGAAGTAAAACTTAATAAACCAATGCAGGGTGATGTTAAGAAGTTCAAAGTATATGTTAAGAATCCAAAGGGAAATGTTGTAAAGGTTAACTTCGGACATGGTGGTTCATCTGCAAAAAAGGCAGGTGAGGAAACCATGAAGATAAAGAAGGACAATCCTGAAAGAAAAAAAGCATTTAGAGCAAGACACAACTGTGATAGTCCTGGTCCAAGACATAAGGCAAGGTATTGGAGTTGTAAAGCATGGTAAATAAATAAAGGTTATAAAATAAGGAAACAAAATGGCAGAACAAAACAATAGTTCATTTTTTAATCGATTAACGAAACTCTTTTCTACCCAAGCAATCGTAAAGGTTGACAAGGATGGAAAGAGAAAAGTTGTTGATATAGATGATAGGCAACAAGGTGGTACTAACCTTATGAACATAAGAGATAGGTACACCAAACTACAAAGGTCTTTTTATGGAGACCAGATGGCAGCTCAATCGATGGCATACCATCAAGTTCGTAGAGAACTATTCAGAGATTATGATGCAATGGATAATGACCCAATTATCTCATCGGCATTAGATATATACGCAGATGAATGTACACTTAAAAACGAATTCGGTGAAGTTGTACAAATCAAATCAAAAAACGAAAAAATAAAAGAAATTTTAGAAAACCTTTTCTATGATATTCTTAATATTGAGTTCAACCTTTGGTCTTGGACTCGTAATATGGTTAAGTATGGTGATTTCTTTTTACTACAAGAAATACAACCAGGTGTTGGTATTATAAATGTAAGACCACTTCCAGTTTATGAATTGGAAAGAATAGAAAATACTGACCCAAATAATTCAAATTATGTAAAGTTCAAATTAAACCATGACCCCGCAGGAAAAGGTGAATATGAAAACTATGAAGTAGTACATTTTAGATTATTATCTGATACTAACTTCTTACCATATGGAAAGGCAATGATTGAAAATGGTAGAAGAATTTGGAAACAAGTTTCTCTTATGGAAGATGCTATGTTAATTCATAGAATTATGAGAGCACCCGATAAGAGAGTTTTCAAAATTGATATTGGGAACATTCCACCACAAGAAGTTGATAACTATATGCAGAAGATTATCACCAAAATGAAGAAAACTCCATTTGTGGACAAAAAGACTGGTGATTATAACTTAAAGTATAATATCCAAAACCTAACTGAAGATTTCTTCTTACCTGTTAGGGGTGGTGATAGTGGTACTGAAATTGATTCATTGGGTGGATTGGAATACACAGCAATTGATGATATCGATTACTTAAAAAACAAACTATTTGCGGCTCTTAAAATTCCAAAAGCATATTTGGGATATGATGAGAATGTAAATGGTAAAGCAACTCTTGCTGCAGAAGATGTAAGATTCGCAAGAACAATCGAAAGAATCCAAAGAACTCTTATTTCAGAATTAACTAAGATTGCAGTAACTCACTTAGCTGCTCAAGGTATTGACGGACCTGAAATGGTGGACTTTGAATTAGACTTAGTAAACCCATCTACGATTTATGAACAAGAAAAAGTAAATCTTTGGAGTGAGAAAGTTAGATTGGTTTCCGATATTCAACAATTAAATATGGTATCTAAAGATTGGGCATACAAAAATATATTTAACTTTAGTGAAGATGAGGTTGATTTCCAAAAAGAGCAACTTATCAATGACCTTAAAGATAGATTTAGATATCGTTCAATTGAAGATGAAGGTAATGACCCAGCAATGGAACAAGACCCAACTGATGTTGAAGATGAATTAGAAGAATTAAAAACTGAACTAAAAAACAAAGGTGGTAGACCAAGAGAGGGAAACACCTATGGAAAAGATAAACATCCTTATGGTAGAGACCCTTTAGGTAAAAAGGAAAATCAAAAAGCATTATCAAAGACCGAATCAAAAATTAGTAAAAGAACACAAAAAGTTGCACGGGAATATGTTAATGGGGTTTCTTCAAAACGAAAGTTGATGAGTGAAAACGGAGACTTTTTAGATGACACAAATTTGATTGATGAATAAAAAATCAGGAAATAAAAATTAACTTATATTTATATACGATGTAAAGTATCGTATATTGATATATTATTATAGGATAAAAACACAATGAAGAGGGTAAAACATTCAAAATTTAAGAATACAGGTATTCTATTTGAACTTCTCGTAAGACAAATTACGTTAGAAGTTCTTAATGGTGATACTACCGAAAAAGCTAAAAAAATCGTAAGTGAATTTTTTAGTCCAAAAACAGAGTTAAACAAGGAGTTAAGATTGTACGAACTTCTTATGAAAGAAAAGTACAATTCTGAGTCAAGAGCAGAAAAGTTCATTGATACTGTTAATGAAGCACATAATCGTATTGACCAAAAACAACTTCATAGAGAAAAATATAATCTTATTAAAAAGATTAACGAATCATTCAATATGGATGAGTTCCTTTCTTCTCCTATTTCTAATTATAGAGTTTTAGCATCCATCTATAAGATTTTTGAATCTAAAAAGATGAATAACTATGATATTAAAGATGTATTCAATTCAAAAATTACCCTCATTGAATCAATCACATCAAATCCAGCAGTTAAAACTCAATCTAAAAAAGATAAATTAGTTGAATCCTATAAAAAACAAGATAAAGATTTAAGATTACTTACTTATAAAATTTTAGTAGAACAATTTAATAAAAAGTATTCTAACTTAAATGAATCTCAAAAATCTTTATTAAAAGAGTATATAAACAACTTAACAAACACAACTGGATTCAAATCTTATGTAGAGAATGAAATTCCAAATATTGTAAAAGAATTAAAATCAATCCAATCTAAAGTTAAAGATAAGGTAACTAAAATTAAGTTAGCAGAAACTGCATCGGTTTTATCTAAAACAAAAATTGGTAAATCGGTTTCTGATAATCATGTATCATCACTAATGATGTCTTATGAACTAATTAAAGAGTTGAAAAGTAAATTATGAACTTAAAGGAGTTAATTGAAGATTTAATTGCAGAAATAGAGCAAGAAGAATTAGAAGTTGATGAAGCAACCACTACTGGTAATGTAGCAGGTTATAATACTCCTAATGCTTTCGCAGACACCGATGGAACTGATGATGAGGCAGAAGCAGATGTAGACCATATTATTAAGGTGAGTGGTTATAGTAAAGTTAATGAAAATCGTTGGCATGAGTTGAGAAAATCTGAAGGAACTCCAAAACAAAAAATAGGAGTAGGAATCAGAAACATAAACAAACAACTTAGTGAAATGGAATCTTTCTTAAACTGGTATGGAAAAATCAAGAAAGAAAGTGGACTGAGTTCAGACCAACAATGGAAACGAACTAAAAGTCATTTATTCAAAATAAGAGAAAGACTAAGAAGGATGGCAACATCTATATCCGAACTATAATTAGGAAGTAAAATTATGAGTATTACCAGAGAGCAATTAAAAAACATAGTTAAAGAGACTTTGAAAGAAGAATCTGAATATCAAGTATTTTTTAGAAAAGCTTTAGAAAAAGCAGGAAAATCTATTCCATCAATGTCTGATGAAGAAAAGAAAGAGTTCTTTAATAAGATTGATAAAGCATGGAATGGAAAAGGTGAAAAGAATGAAGGTAATGCTTTCGGAGCAGCAGTAGTTGCTGCAAAAGAAAAGGGTGAAGATGAATTCGAAGTTGATGGTAAAACTTACAAAGTTGAATCAGTAGTAAACGAAGATGCTAATATGAACAAAAAGGTTAAACAACTTTTAGATAAAAATCTAAAAGAGTTAACTAAAGGTAAACCAAATCATCAGTTTGCAGTAATGCATATTTTGATGGGAGCATTGAGTGATGCTAATTTCCATTCGGAAGCTAAGAAAGTTGCAAAACTATTCCCAAGAGCAAAATATGAGGGTGACCCGATGGCAGCTAAGGATGTTGAAGAATACTACCACTATGAGTTGGGACCGGATGTTGCAAATATTTGTAAATGGGATGGCAAGGATATAGTGATGGCTATGGGATTCTATGTATCAATGACTATCGGCAGACCCGTTGGTGAAAAAGTTGAAAAATTAGTTGAATCAGTAAACGAATCAGCTAGTTGTAGTTGTGGATGTGGTGGTTGTTCTGAATCAGTAAACGAAGCAAGAACTGTATCTAAACCTATCAAAGTAGATGATGATACTATGGTTCAAATCGTTGGTGATAATAAAGGATTTAGAGAACTAACGGCGGCTCTTAACCCTAAAACAGGTAAACCTATTCAAAAGTTTGGATATGAAAGAGGTAATGAAATTGCTGATAGTAAAGAAGAATTGATAAAAAAATTACAAAAAAAATATGGTAAATCAATCAAGTTTGAATCAGTAAACGAAGCAAAGAACGATGACAAATATGTAGTAATTGATTTCCATGAAAAGGGTGGTGGATTTGTAATGACTAAACCTGGTTCAAAAAAAGATGCAGAGGATAGTGCTCGTAGTATTAGAAAAGGTAGTGATATATCAAAACGAGAAGTATTAAAGGTTTCCGATGCAAGAAAGATTCGTGGATTGGCAGGTAAAAACTACTTAAACGAAGAATTCAAATCAAAAGATTCTACCTTTGAAAAAGTATATGGTACTTTTGATAAAAGAGATTACTTCAATGCTAAAGGTTTGGCAAAAGTACAAATCGGAAACTTTGAAAGA